GCCGTCACTACGGCGAGTATCGCAGGCTCTCGCAATGGTTGGCGGAAGATACGACCCGCTGCACCGTAGCGAGCCAAAACGGATTCCCGGCACAAGCTCCCGAGGTTCGCATGCGTGACGCAGCTTTTAAGACTGTTCAACAACTACTCCCGAAGTTTGGACTTCACCCTTTGTCTCTAGCACAGATGCGCAAACATGGCGGGATCGCAGCAAAGAAACAATCGGGAATCGAAGAATTTGCCAAAGGTAAATACGGTCAAGGTCCGGGGTAAAAGATACAAGCTAGTCTTCGAAAAGCTTGACGGCGTTTATGGGTTGTGCGAGCACCCAGAGACGCAAGACAAAACAATCCGAATTGATTCGAGATTACGCGGAAAGAAACTCGTTGAGATCGTCTTGCATGAAGTGATTCACGCAAGTTGCTGGGATCTTGACGAGGAAGCCGTTACCGAGCTAGCTCGGGACGCAACGCACATCCTCGAACGATTAGGGTTGTTATGCAACACGACTATATCAGGCACGTAGCTACGAATTCAACTGTAATCAAGTACAGCGGGATTAAAAGCGGTTGGGAGCAATGGGTTCTTCTACGCAGCGACGTCCACCACGATAACCCGAAGTGTGATCAGTCACTTGAAAAGAAACATCTTGAAGAGGCTAAGGATTGTGATGCTCTCATTATCGACAACGGAGACCTCTTTTGTGCCATGCAGGGAAAATGGGATAAGAGAGCTTCGAAAGACGCTTTAAGACCAGAGCATCAGAGCGGAGATTACTTTGATCGGTTGGTTGATACCGCGATTGATTTTTATAAACCATACGCGAAGAATTTCGCAGTCCTTGGCCGAGGCAATCATGAAACGGCAGTACGCGGAAGGCATGAGACCGATTTAACGGATCGACTTGCTGCAGGTCTTAGGCGTAACGGTAGCGATTGCATCGCAGGGGGGTATGGTGGGTTTGTTCGATTCTTATTCGACTCAGGAAAGAAAGAGTCAAAGGTCTTGCACTACTACCACGGAAGCGGGGGTGGTGGGCCGGTCACTCGGGGAACGATTCAGACTTCGCGACTTGCCGTATTCTGTCCCGATGCGCATATCGTTTTAACGGGTCACACACACGACTCGTGGACGGTTCCAATTGCTCGAATGCGGCTCTCGATGAAGGGCGTTGTCTATAAAGACGAGCAAGTCCACGTAAGGTGCGCAGGTTACAAAGACGCTTGGGGCGATGGCTCTTGCGGTTGGGAAGTCGAACGCATGCTAGGACCGAAGCCGCAGGACGCGGCGTGGTTGAGATTCTTCTACGTCAACGGCGAGATCGATTTCGAGATTGTGAGGGCTAAATGACCGAGCAAGAAGACAAACCGATTTGGATTAAAGCGACTGTCATCGATACGGCTTGGGTAGCGTGTGATAAGAACTGGAAGGTTACTTTGCACAGTAGCAAGGGCAAAACCTATACGCGGTATTTTTATAGCGCACACCCTCCCGCTCTCAATGACGAGATCGAGATCAGGGTTTAAGAAATTCGCCTCGGGCTTTCGCTAATAGCAAGAGGCAAACAAGGAAGATCGAAAGTCTAATAAGGAAGTATTCTATCATGGCAAAGAGAATTTACATTGCGGGACCGATGCGGGGAATCAAGTATTATAACTTCCCCGCTTTTGATGTAAGAGAGTTCTTGCTGAAATCGGAGGGATGGTTAGTTGTGAACCCTGCCGAGATTGACAGGCAAAGCGGCTTTGATGTTGGCGATTTACCGGAAGACCACGACTGGAACACATTACCCGAAGGCTTTAATCTAAGACTGACGGTGGAACAAGATATAATTGCTCTTACTGGTTGCTCTCACATTTACTTAATGAAGGGCTGGGAGTCGTCTTCGGGGGCTCGGGCTGAATTTGCTGTATCGCAATGGCTTGGGCTTGAACCGATTTACGAGGAGGAGCGGAAGTCTTTCGAACCGCAATCCAAAGACATCCTCGAAGAAGCTCTCGAAATCACACGCGGAGATCGTCAGGCATCTTACGGACCACCTGACCAAGATTTTGCGCGAACGGCAAAAATGTGGGAAGTGATTTTGCAACCTTGCATCAATGAAGGCAAGCTAGAGATCGAACCGCGATTTGTCGCAATGTGCATGATAGCACTAAAGCTTTCACGCGAAACGCATCAGAAGAAAAGAGATAACTGGGTCGATATAGCGGGTTATTCAAGGTGCGGGAGTTTGTGCCAGTAATGTTCCCGAAATCTGTTTCGGGAACATAGACAGATCCGCACAAAAACAAGACGGCACCATAAAAGCATTCTAGGAATGGGCAAACCAAATAGCACGCGACTAATCGAGCTCCGAGCCAAAGCAAAGCGTGAAGGCTGGGCCAAGTGGATACGCCAGGGCGCAGGAGAGGAGGCGGACGAAAAAGCGATGCTTAACGGGTGTCGCTTTGATGCTCGGCGCGTTGATCACTGGGCAAACTTTGCGGAGCGGTTCGGGATCCTCACAGAGGGCGCTTACCTCGGGAAACCGTTTAAGTTGCTTCCGTGGCAATACGAAGATACGGGACGGTTTTTCGGGTGGGTGAAAGACTCGAAAGAGTGGGGCTATCCGGTTAGGCGGTTCAAGTTCTTCTTTGAGGAAGTACCGAAGAAAAATGGCAAAGCTTTAGACGTCAACACACCGATCCCGACAACTGCGGGATGGAAGTTAATGAGAGACGTCAAAGTCGGCGATTTCGTTTTCAATGAAGTCGGGATGCCGATAGAGGTAGTTTTTGAAAGCGAGATCTACGAATCTAAAACTTGCTATCAAGTCACGTTTTCGACTGGGGAAAAAGTGACTTGTGACGGCGAACACCTCTGGACGGTCAGATGCAGGAAGCCAGAAAACAAAACGCTGACTCTGACAACCGAGGAAATGTCTCGAGGCTTTTGGTTAGATTACAAAGGCTCAGAAGGGGCGAACTACTCTATTAAGTGCTCGAGCCCGGTTGCGTGGACGGACCAAGACAAAGACCTCCCGATCGATCCCTACGTCTTAGGCGCGTGGTTAGGTGACGGCGAAAGCTCGAGTGCTAGGATTTACTTTGACGATCCGCAGATTGCGGAAGAGATCTCGAGAACGGAACGAATCGAAAAAAAGCCGGAAGCCTTTCGGTATGCAATGCTAAAAAGCGAGGGACGAACTTCCGTCAGGACTCGACTTAACAATCTTGGATTGATCAACAACAAAAACATACCGGCAGAGTATTTGACGGCTAGTATAAGCCAACGGCTTGCTTTGCTTCAAGGATTGATGGATACCGATGGAACGGTTGACGTTACGGGGGCTTGCGAGTTTAGTGTATGCGACGAGGCATTGTCTCGAGACGTCTTCTCATTGATTCGCGGTTTAGGCTTGAAGGCGACCATCAGGAAATCAGACGCCAAAATAAACGGTAGAAAAGTAGGCTCGAGATTTAGGATTCAGTTCGCAACCAATGGCCTCGAGGTTTTCAGGCTCGAGCGAAAGAAGAAAAGGCTAAAGACAAAACCATCGAAAACGATTGTCAGATCCGAATGGAGACAGATTCACGATATAAAGAAAGTCGAAAACAGGCTGGTTAAGTGTATAGCGGTAGACTCCTCGAGTCAGTTGTATTTGTGCAGCAAAGGGTTTATTGCCACGCACAACACCCCTCTCCTCTCTCTCCTCGGTAACTACCTATTCTTTGCCGATTGCATCGACCCGAACGGCCAACAACGACAGATCGACATCTACACGGCAGCGACGACCCGCAAGCAAGCTGAGCGGGTTCTAGTTCATTCGATCCGTCAAATCAAAGCTAGCGACGAGCTTTCCAAAGTATCGACGATCCGAAAGCTTGAGGGCTTTCAATCCGTCCAGTACGGCAACAATAACTGGTACGTTGTCTCATCCGATCCCGCATCGGCAGACGGGGTGAACGGGCATTGTCTCGCGGACGAGTTCCACAGGTGGAAAGGGTTCGAATTTTACAACACGCTCAAATGGATGCTAGCTTCTCAGCCAGAGGGCGTTTTTGCTGCCATCACAACCGCAGGCGAGGAAGGCGAAAACGTCTGGAAGTTTACACATGATTATTGCATCGGCGTGAATGCTGGACGTATCACAGACGAAACCTTTTGCGGTCGAATCTATGCAGCCGATAAAGACGATGATCCGCACGACGAGGCGACTTGGCTTAAGGCTAACCCATCGTTAGGTGAGAGCCCCGAACACCCGCTAAAGCTCTCATCGTTTCGACAAGACTACCAAGCAGCTCGCAGCGATCCGACAGCTTGGCCAAGCTTCCTCAGATTGCGGCTCGGGATCCCACAATCACAAACCAACACTTGGATTGAGTCGGCATGTCCAAGAGGGCTAAGCGATTGGGACAGCGGAACAATCGAGCGGTCGAAAACAAAAGACCGGATCGATTGTTACGAAGCCTTCACAGATGAGAGCTTGCAAGAGATCGACGCGCGAAGCGTAACGCTTTCCCTAGACCTTGCATCGGTTCGGGATACATGCGCCGCAGTCGTTTCGATTTGCGATCAAAACAACGTGGTGAGAGTGCGTCCATACTTTTGGCTCCCGATCGAGGAAGCACGACGACAGCAAAAGAGAGTCAATTACAGACAATGGGCCGATGCTGGTTTCATTCAACTAACGCCGGGAGATGTTATTGATTACCGCAGAATTCTAAATGACTTGGTTGGGATATGCGATTTCTTCCGAGTCGAGCGGTTTTATTATGACCCACTCTTCCAAGCCGAATGGTTGACGGCAGAACTTGAGGAAGCAGCAAACGTCCCGAGAATCGAATTCGGGCAAACGATTGTCAATTATGCCCCCCTCGTTAAAGAGGCAGAGAGACGCATTATATCGCACGAATTGCTCCACAATGGGAACGCGGTGCTAACATGGCAAATCAGCAACGCGATTTCCTGGGAGAACGCAAACGGGGATAAGCGAATCAAGAAGCGCACAGGAAGCGATTATCGAAAGGTAGACGGAGTGCAAGCTATGATCATGAGCTTGCGCGATTGTCTGTCAGCGGAGGACGGAGGGAGCTTTTACGATACACACGACGTCGAGGAATTCTAGTGTTTGCTCCACTTCTGGACTGGTTTGTTAAACTTGCGGCTCGATCATCATTTGGCGTTTTCTTAACTCCCGAGGCGTTTGGATTTTATGCGTTACTCCTCTTAATCGTCGGCGCAGTATTCGGCAATGTGGCTCTCACTCTCTTGGGGTGCGGGGCAATGTATTTCGCATTTCAGATCCGCAAAAAGGATCCAAGTAATTGAATTTGTTCGGGTGGGTCGGGTCGCTATTCGCACCCTCAACACGATCTTATGAAGGCTCTCAGACAATCACAATAAACGACCTCAAGGAGGATTCGTTTTACGATGGGCTGGGAAGCGTTAACGCACGCACTTCTCTAGGTTACGCACCTCTTTATCAAGCCGTCTCGATGATCTCGGGAGACGTCGCAAAACTCCCTCTCAATGTCTATCGTCTTTCAGATGATGGCAGAACCGTAGCCAACGACCACCCAGCGCACCGAGTTCTAAAAAAGAACACGATGACAAATGAGGAGGTCAATTCTTACAAGTTTATGAGGCGTTTCATTGCTTCCGCTCTTTTGTGGGGCAACGCATACGCCTACATCGACAGAGCACGCAACGGGCGGATCAGGGGGCTTTACCAATTGCTCCCAGATCGCACCTATATGCAGCGGACAAAATCTCGCTTGTATTGTTTCACAGAAGTCGGCGCAAAACTAGAACGTCTCGATGCAAGAGATGTTTTGCACATCGAAGGCGTAACAATTGACGGCTTGCAGGGTGAGAGCATTATCAAGCGGTTCCGCGAAGACTTTGAAAAGGCTCTC